CATCTCCATAGTGTGCTGCTTGTTCTCAGCGCAGATCCAAGGGACGAAGAGGATAGGTGTATCGTACAGTACTACCTCTGTAGCGTCCTGATAGGATACTACTGAGCTGTCGCACAGTTCTTCAATTGCATTGACTCTGTTGGTGTTCTTATAGTACACATCGTGGTTTCCGAGGATGATGTGCAGGTCTAAGCCGCGAGCCTTGATCGGCTCAAGGAAGTCTTGACGGAGTCTGTTGGCAGTCTGAATGTTGATGTACTTGCGTCGGTCGACTAGATCACCGAGGTGAACGATAGTCTTGATCCCACGCTTCTCAAGCTCAGGAAAGAACACGTTATCTAGGAAGCTCTTAGTCATGTCCATGAAGGACACGCTGTCGTTTCTAACTCCCCAGTGTGTATCCGCGATGATCGCGACTTCCATCAGCGACGCTTTTTAGAATTGTTTTGATTTAATGCTGATTCGCAGAACTTTCTAATGGCCTCAAGCCTTTGTTGATAGTTGTCACGCACGTTGTAGTTATTACGTTCGTCTAGCATCTTTTCTGCGCAGTCAATTACTATCTGTGGTACTAGATGACTTTGGCTCATCAGTTGGTTCCTCTTCCACGGTAAACTTCTCTATACCTAATATACTACTCTTCTTAGGTTTTGTCAACTTCTTTTCGAAGCTGTTGATGATCTCGTTTGAGATTTCATTGTACTGTGTCTTTGTCATCGCTATGCTGTTGAATGCCTCCTCGTCGAGGCTGGCTTCAAGCATTCCATTGATAACGTTCTTATGCTTGATGTACTGCTGCTTCTTTTCCTTAGTGATTCTTCTAATGAAGGCGTTCCAAGCGATCTGTGTAAAGTAGGCAAATGGATTATTTGACTTTTCAGGATTAAACCCAGCCACGGCGCTGATGCAGTTCTCGATGCCGTCGGCGATCATTTCATCTCTGTAAGAATATCCGATGAAGTTCGGCTTCGTCGATAGCTTCGTGCAGATGGCCATGATGCACTGACCAATGTAGTCTGGTACCCTGGCTTCTGGATTCTCTTGAAGTCGTTGCTTATATACAACGATCGCATCATAAAAATCTTTATTATTGACGTAATGCCGCTTTGATTTCACTGCCATGGTTGACAACTCCCAAAAAGTTGATATAATCGTATATACGGAAGACAATAATAATAACTAGTCTAGACCAACTGTATAGATCTTGTAAGGAAATCTTTCCTCACTGTATATCTTGATACGCTCCACAAAGTGGAGTATGGTATGGTTCTTCTTAGATTTCCAGGTGAGATCATCGGCGATGTCGTACAGTACGGCTTCTGATTTAGAATCAGATGTTCTGAGTCCACGACCGATCGACTGTAGGTTTCTCACCCGTGACTTCGAAGGACTAGCAAATACAACGTTATGCAGATTCCGAATGTTAATACCTGTGGAGCTAGTTCCATAGCTAGCAACCACAATAGCGTTCGCTTCTGTCTCAATGATTCGCCTAATTTCTTCACGTTTCTCTCCATCAATTGCACCTGAAATGAAGAAGACATTACGCTCAATGGCTTCCTTAGAGATCAGGTCATACAGTATTTTACCATGCTTTTCAACAAATTGGAATAGTAAAAGTGTGTTACCATTTAAAGATAATGCAAGGTTCTTAATGAACTTATTGCGAGCATCATTCCTAACGATGAAGTCGATCTCGGCTTGATAGTCGGCTCCGGCCATGATCTTCTTGATGTCGTCTGGATATTTGAGGACTATAGCCTTGATGTTAAAGTCGGCTAGATGCTTCTGCTCGATAAGAGTAGCGGTAGTCGTTATCTTGCGGACCGCGCCGAACAGCCCTTCAAGGACGAGCTTATGCGTCTGAGTACCATCGAGAGTACCGGTGAACCCAAAGCGATACTTACAGTCGGTAAGCTTGTCCATGATCGACGTGAGTGACTTAGCCTTGAATAGATGTGCCTCGTCGCCGATGACGACGTCGAACTGGTCGAACCACTTCTTCGGCATCTTATATATCGACTGCCAAGTTGAGATTACAAACGGCTTGTTCGTGTCCTTCTCTTCGCCTGACATGATCTTATGAGTCATACCTTTAGGCAAGCCGTAGTCCTCAAAGTCAGATGCCATCTGGTGGACTAGAGACGTAGTCGGAACGATTACCAGAGTCTTAGAGCGGTACCAACAAGCAAGTAGATAGATAATAAAGGACTTACCAGAACCAGTAGGAGATAGAAGAACAGCACGACGTTTTCTAACCGCATGAACGAACGCGTCGATCTGGTAGTCTCTTGGTTGGTGCTTTGGCTGTAGTTTTTCAATGAATTGCTTAGCCTCTATCAATGAGAATTCTGTATCAGCAAACGGTCCATCAAATTCTAACTCATACTTTCTACTGTTGCAGAACTGCTCTAGATGATGGTTCAACCCGCAGTATAGCATACAGGTAAGAGGATTAAAGAGTCTTATCTTGCCGTCCCATATCTTATTTCTAACTATGGGCATGAACTTAGCACCAGGTACTTCAAACGTAAAGTGATCCGAGATCTCCATAGCGAGACCCGGATCACAGATTATCTTGTTGTATACCTCGTCATGATATAAGACTCTTATCGTGTCACTCATTATCCGCCCATTGTAAACTTTGTAAAGTCGATTGCGTTCTTTATTATATAGCCTCTCGTCTGGAATGACTTTATGATTGATTCCAAGAATTCAACCTTCTCCTGCTGCATGCCGATCTTAAGCGAGAGATCGATGATGTCTTGATCACCCTCCATGTACATTGGTATGTCGGCCTTGAGGATTAGTCCTTTTGCTGGAAGGCGCCAGCCTTTTTCCTTAGTCTCTTCGGTATGACCTTGAGTGTAGAACTCATGCTTATCAAGCTTAAGCTTCTTTAATTCAGACTCTAGCTTTCTAAGCATCGCCTTCTCACCGACATATATTGAGTAGTACTTGTGGTGGAGCTTGGGGATCTTAAGGCTCTCATCTGCAAGCTCTGTTCTATCGATGACGCTGTCTTTTTCCCAAGAGGCAAAGATATCTTCAAATTTCATGATCACGACGTCCATTCAATTCAAATTATATAGTAACATGAGATCTCAAAAATGTCAAACGTTTATTTTGTTTATCTCGTACTTTGTATACTTGAACGAGGCTTCCGCTTCAAGATACGCTACGTCTTCAAGAGAAGTATCGAACGTAATCGAAGATATCTTGGTAGGGAATGCACTCTCAAAGATGATCTCATAGTTCGGACGCTTTGCACTTGAAAGGATAGTCACTGAGATCTCAGACTTCAGCGCATCACCGGTCAATACAGAGTTGGTTGCCAATGTAGTATACTGTTCAAATGATTGCTTACCAGTACCACGCAGCCAGTTTTGTATCTCAAAGTAATTCTGTAGGTCTTCATCGACTCTGAACGCGATATTCAATTCATCGTATTCAAGCTGATCACCCGGCTCTGGGATGCGAACGATTGGGTTTGGGCTGTATGTATATGGTAGTACGATAGAAGGAATGGTGATGCGCTGAATGAAGAAGTTGACATGTGGCGCTCTCTTCATGATGAACTTGAAGTTGAGCGGACTGAGAAAATTCTTGTTCGTTGGTGTATTATCAACTGCTGCCATCTATCTCTCCATTAGCTACCACTATTTATATGAAAAAAGGGGAGCCGTTAAGCTCCCCTTTTAGTTTGCGGCTTGAAACCGTCTTGTTTATCTTCGCCTTCAGATGAGCGAAGTGTCACAACTACATCAGGTTATTGATGATAACGCGACGATAGTAGTAGTTGGTGTTGAATGTCAGAGCACCTGAACCAACTGTCAGACCTTGGGCGAATGGATTTGCTACCATGCCATAACGAGTCTTGAAGCCAATCTTTGGTTGGAAGCTTGACTGATCAACTGCGCGGACCATCTGCAGTGGGACGTATGGGCAGTAGAACAGACCAGCGTCGAATGCAGAAGAACCCTTATAGCCAACTGTCAGGTAGTTACCACCGATTGCGTATGGATCGATGTATACCTTCAGGCGACCATTGAGAACACCAGCGAATGTGTTGCCTGTGTCGTCAACTTGCAGGTTGTTTGAGTTGAGGGCTGGAGCATAGTCAAGAACACCGGCCATCTGCAGAGCTGAAGCTACGTCAGAGGAGCAGATAACGATGTTACCCTTACCACGACGAGTCGTACGAGCGATGTAGTTAGCTTCGCGCTCGAGTTGGAACATCAGACCCTTGAACTTTTCAACTGACCAACGGCCGTTTGAGTCTGTGTCAAGGTCGAAGATACCAGCAGTCGTTGTGTTGTCTTGAGCACCAGTTACCGCAGTGATGTTGATCGTACGAACGACTTCACGGTTGATTTCGGCAAGGATTTCAGCTGACAGGATGTTGGCAAGTTCTGTCTCGGCATCCAGACCATGGATTGCCTTGAGGTCCTGTGCCAGTTCCATTGTGTACTCAGCCTTAAGGGCACGTGACTTAGCAGTTACTGTGACCTTCTCGATTGAGAAGCCCATTTGAGCAAATGCTGTGTTACCGTCTGTGCCAAGTACTTCAGCCTGAGCTGTTGACATACCTGTACCAGTGTTATATCCGTTAACGGCTGACATGATCGAGGTGTTTGTGTCACCTGGGATCGTACCAACGAACTTCTGACCGAATGAGTTAGCACCTGAAGTTACTGATGAGTAAGTGGTGTCAACTTCGTTGTAGAAGGTTTCGCCAGCTGCCTTCGTGTTACCGATAGCAGATGTGTTGCCAAGAGCAGCCGTGTTGCCATAGCGTGAGCGCATAGCAAAGATAAGTCCTGTTGGACCTGTCATTGGCTGTGTGCCGCAGATGTCATAGGCAATCAGGTTTGGCATTGAACGACGAACCAGTGAGATAAGAACTGGGTCGAACGTGTCGATTGGGCCTGCGCCAGCCGTTGAGCTAGAAGCACCCATACCGTTGAATGCGCCTGTTGAAGCTGTTTCTGTCAGTGTCTGGAATTGACCATGAGCTGAAGCTTCGCGAAGAGCTCTCTCTGTGTTTTCTAGAACTACTGCAGTTACTGAACGACGGTGAGCGTCCTTGATTGCTGGCAGTTCAGCATGCTCAAGAATAGGAGCCCACTTCTTTTGAATTTCTTCCTGTAGAAACATGTTTATTCCCTTTCTTTTCAGGTTTGATTTTATTTATAAAAGATTACTTCTTAATGGTTCTTGAGATTGCTTGCACGTATCTGTTGACTTGTGGGTCAACGTTTACGATCTTCTCGCTAACTTCACCCTCGAATGTTTCTTCTTCAATGTATGAAGACTGAGGCTTTGTTGATGGGAAATAGCTTTCCTTCACAACAGAGAGCTTCTTCTTGTAGACATCAAGGTCGCCGTCAAAGTTGACGCCCTCTGCTAAAGAAAGAAACTTTTCCGATTGAGACAAAGTAAGACCTTCTGAAACTTCACCGACAATCTCTTGTCTAGCTGATTCCAAGACGGCTTCCTTCAGCTCATTATTTTCATTGATTGTCTCGTCAAGAGCGGCTTCGAGTCTTTCGACCTTAGCAGCTAATTCCTCAACAACACTAATTTTTTCCTCTGGCATATCGATGTAGTGCTCAGCGAAAAGGTTCTTAAGACCACCAATGAACTCTTCCATGATTTCGTTGCGTAGTGAAGACTCGATAGCTACTTCGTTTTCCTTCATCCAATTTTCTACAACGTAATCAAGGTATGTGTTTAGATTATTCTCGACTTCTTCAACAATTGAAGTTACTTCTTCTTCGAGGCGAGTTTCGTATTCTTCTTCAAGGCGAGCAATTTCGACCATTGCACGTGCGTTTACAGCAGCTTCAAATAGTGTTGAAGCCTTATCTTTAAATTCTTCTGATAGCTCTTCACCAGTAAACATTTCTTCGACGTCTTCTTTTACACTAAGCTTTGGCATAGGATCACGTGTCTTTGGACCCTTACCTGTCTTCATGTCGACAGTTGCTGCATTAGAATCAGCTGAAGCGCCGGCTGGTAGTGATGATGCTTCCTTACCGATAAGCGCCATAGCTTGTGTATACCACTTTGTAAGATCTTCTTTCTTCATGGCATTCATAGCACCAAGTGCCTTTGTCATGAATTCGATCTTTGACTTTGGGTTATCATCAGGACGTGAACCAGCCTTCAGAGTCGCAGCAGCGATTGACTCTTCATCAAGGTTTTCGTCGATTGAAATATTTTCTTCAGACATTAAAGGTCTCCCTTCCAATTTGTTCTTTTATTTATACTAAATTTGTTTTTGATGAGAGAGACTTAATGAAGCTCTCATATATACCGAACTTATTTTCTTCAATCTCATCCATACGCATTTTATTCATACGCTTTCTGGATTCATGTAGTTTCTCTTGGTACCATGATTCTGTAGATGCATCATATACCCATTCTGCACCTTCCATGATTCCCTTGACGAACGCATTTGGAGCTGAAGGATCGGCAACAATATCAGCAGCTGTGGCAAGATGAAAATCATCTTGTACTTCCATGATACCGTTTCTTTCTTTTAATGAACCAAGACCACGAGAAGAAACGCCGAGATTAGCACCTGACTTCAGCAGACCCTTGGCGATGTTACCCATAGGAGTATCTGTAAGTCTTGCCTTGCCGATGAAGTTTGAACCATCGCGCTTTAACTCTGTGATCATGTGAGATACGCGATCGAGATTGATCTGCGGACCGGCTGGATGTCCAAGCTCACCGTACCCTCTCTTCTCTTTAATATGAGAATTGATATACTTATTAACAGCGTTTTCCATCACACCCAGTGGATAGATGCGGCCGTTGCGGTTTGGAGTATCAGCCTGCATAAAGATACCGTGGATATAGTGATCCTTAGATCCGTCTTCCTTGGCTTCTGTAATGTACTCGATCTCTTCTGTTAGTTCAGTAATAAGTTTCATGTTAGCCTCTATATGCAGAAGATGTTGCAAATACTGCAACATTTGCAGCAATGGTATCAGTTGGATTCTTAGCTACCCAAATGTATTGATTTGCTGGCAGTGTAAATGTACCAATGGTACCACCACTATTCGCGACTGTAATTACAGCTGCTGCTGTAGCGCTAATATAGACAATCTGTGAACCATTGATAGTATTAGCAGTAGTCAAGGATATTTGACTTGCCGATGGCTTAATGATATTCATACGTTTCTTCCTGTGTTTACATCTACTGAGAAATTAGGAAATGTGTTTCTAGGAGAACCAGACATGTCGATGCCACCATCTGATGGAGCAGTCTGCTCGTCTTCTTCCTTGTCCTTTGAGTGATCTCCGTAGACCATATAGTCGTGAACTGCAGTTACATGATCCTTCGCAACGGCTATCTTTGCTTGAACCCAAGGTTCAACTATCTGATCGTCGTTCAGCTGCATAGCGAGGTGAAGCGCCTTGTTAGCAAGGGCACGAAGCTGTGTCTTTGCCATCTCAGCTGACTCATCATCACCACCGACCAGAGGAACTGCTAGATCTTCTTTAACTGCTTCTTTAGTAGCCATAACTCTCGCACCGCCTGAGATATTACCTAGCTTCTTATGAGCTAGTGCATGTCCCTTTTCTCGCTTTTCGAATTTTTTTGGCGGATCAGCCCAATGAGCTGGTTTTTTCTTAGCAGTGTCTAGATATCTCTGAAGAAGAGGTCTTGAAACTTCGTCAATTTGTTCGGCGGAGCCAGTCCCGTGTTCGGCTCCCGAATTAAAACCCTCGGTTTCTTCGGTTGCCGGTACTGATTTAAAGCCGTTGTACTTCTTGTAAGCCAGCTTCATACCCTGCTCGCGATTAGTGCGCTTACGGAGTTTGTCTGGATCAGAAGGCTGATTTCCCTTAACTTCTTTACCGGCCTTAGCGCTATAGGAAGCTACAGTCTTCTTAGAGATCTCATCGATCTGCTCAGCTTCTTCGGGTAGATTTGGCTTTGGATGTGTACCCTTTGTAGCCTTAATCATCGATTTGAGATGCTTATGAGCAATCTCTTTGCTCTTCTCATCTTTAGTGATATGTCTTGTAAGACGCTCTCTAGCCTTCAAAGGGTCTGTAGCCTCTTCAACCTCTTCTTTAATTCCATATGGATGGTCTTTGAATAACTTTTCAGACTTAGCTTTTAATGATTTACCCGCGATAGTACTACCGCTTTTGCTTTGAATAACTTTATCTTCAATAGAAGCGGCATGCTGCATATGTGCGTCGTATGCTTTTTTGTCGCCAGCCTTACGAGCGTGTTGAGCGGCAGATGCATGCTTGTCTTGAAGTTTATTAGCGTCTTTTACAGACATAGTATCTTCGTCAAGCTCGACTTCTTCGTTGCGCTGCTTAGCATAGTAGGCGGCGAGGGCCATCTGCTTGCGCTTCTCTTGAGACTTACCGGCAAACTTTGGATTGTCTGACTTCTGAAAGTCTCTGATTACTTCACCGGCTGGAGTCTTCTTTGTAAGTACTTCTTTCAGACTCTTTTGCTTTGAGCAATCAGCCATCTCATGAACAGCACAATAAGTACCTTCGGCTGTCATATTGCACTTAGCTTCTTCTTTGCCCTCGTTAACGTTCTTATCTTCTGGCTTCTTATAGCCGTGCTTAGGCTCTGCTACTTGAGAGTGCTTGACGTTAGTCGCTTGATATACATCGTCGCCGTTGCCGACGCGGTCAGCGTGCTTTTCTCTAGTATGCTTCTTTACAAACTCTTGCTCGTTTGGAGCCTTCGGCGCATAGTCTACACCGGGATCAGAACCGGTTGAACCTGGAACAATCTTAGAAGATTTTACTCCTGCTAGAATATCTTTAAGCGATTTCGCCATCTTCCTGGTCCTCTACTTCCGTATCTTCGTTATCTGTTTCTATATCTTCAACTTCAGCCTCATCAGCTGGACTGTTAAACATCATCTGTGCGATCTCAGTCTTCTTATTCTCTATTGCAGCTGCTACTCTTGTTTGAAGGATAGACTTAAACGCGTCTTCAAACTCGATAGGCTTTTGATTAGAGCTAAAATTAATTAGGTCTGCGACTCTCGCTTCTATTTCAGTCATGTTCTATATCCTTACTTGTTTCTAGCTAGAAGTTGAACTGCTGATCTATATTTAGATTCATCTTGTATAGAGCGCTTATCTTTCTTCTTTAGCAGATTTACTGTAGCTTCTGCCTCTCTGATCTTCTTATTCTTCTCATCAGTCTCAGGTGTGGCATCGGTGTCTTCATCGTTAGCTAGCGGCTGTACACCTTCGGCTGGCTCTGAGCTACCATCTTCACCCATAGCAGGAGGATTCCAGCGAGGGTCGTCTTCTTCTTCAGCGATCTGCTTATCCTGCTCTTCGATGTTGTCGTCTGACTGCTGAAGGATGTTCTTACGAGCCCATTCATGTGAGTAGTACTTACCAAGCATACCGCCTTGCTCAATAGTCATCATAAGCTGAATGCGATTCTGAATCATCTCAGCGTCTTTAAGCTCAGTGAAGTAGTTATCTTTAGCGAAGTCGTATCTGATATCTGGCGCGATGTTCTGCCAGTCTTCGATCGACATGATACCCTTTAGTACCAACTGCTTCTCAAGCAGAGAGGTAAACAGCGCGCTGAATCTACCACGAAGTCTGGTAATGAACTTAGCGAACTTTAATTCGTCTCTAGTTACTTCAGTAGCGCGGCCAATTGAGAACAGCGCATCTGAGTTGAGTCTGTTTACTGGAACGTTCAGAGTCTGATACATCTTCTTTTGAAAGTATAGTACGTCGTCCATCTGGCCAAGTGTCTGACCACCGGGAAGCGTAGTTACTTCAGTACCACGACCACCTTCACGACGTGGTAGCCAGTAGTCTTCAAGCATCGTCATGAACTTACGATCGTCGCGGACTTCACCGGTATCGCCGTTGTAGATCAAGCGATTCTTATGCTTTACCATGATGTCGCGGACGTACTGCTCCGCCTTCATCTTTGGTAGGTTACCTACGTCGATGTACCAGATGCGTCTCTCAGGGGCGCGCGCGAGACGATAGATTACGAGTGCGTCTTCAAGCGTACGAAGCTGGTTGAGGGCTTTGATCGCCTTATGTAGGTATGAGAGTACCATCGTACCCTGAGTATCGGTAAGGCCAGACGTCACGTATACGACAGAGTCTTTAGCGATCTTCATGCCAGTAGTAGTAGGTCCTACGGACTTATTTCCATAGTTGAATCCCTTGTCGTTGAAGATGAAGTATTCATTCTGCACCTTTGGGACGACAGCCTCGCCGCCTTCACCACCGGGGACTCTTCTCTTAGATACTTCACGCACCTTACGAATCTTTCTTGGGTCGATGTATCTGACCTCTTTGATTCCAGCCTTAACGTCTTTCTCGTCGATTACGACGTGATAATACATTCTACCATCGATATACCAGCGACGGTAGATCTCGTAGGCTCGTGATTGAAAGTTAAGGATGTTGAGTACGTTTTGAAATTCTTCTCTGATAATCTTCTTGATCTTATCTGAAACGTCAAGGTTATCTAGTACGATGTCTACTATATCTTCTTCATCAATGGATATAGATTCATTTACTATCTCGTCTACTGCCGCATCGATCTCGGGTTGTAGAGACATCTCTCTATACTTAGTAACTAGTTCGGCTTCTGTTCGAACGGTGCCATCGAGGTCTACATATGTTCCATACGCACCACCTGCTGCTACGACAACGGCACCATCATCTGCCTCTTTTGGAGCAAACGATGGTGCTACATCTACAGGTACTTTACGTACTAACTCGAAGCCGAATAGTTTTGCCATTTATTCTACCTAATTTCAAAATTGGAAAGGAATGATTTCCTTTCCAACATAATGTAATTATTACTGAGTTGGTGGTAGTAATACCGCGCCGCCAGGAGCGCCGGTATCGATGATTGCGTTGCCACCAACTTGAACTGGAACCCAATAATCATATGAGAACGTTACTTCGAACGTCTGAATGGTATTGGTATTGTCCCAATCGAGAGCCATATTTGATACGACGGTTGGGAAGATCCCAACGAACTGGTACGCCCTGATAGCCGTACCATCCTTTGAGAACTGCGTTACGAGAGCATCAGTATTCTTGTAACTATTAGCTGGAAGAAGCTTTAGGTTACCGACGAACTGATTGATCTGGTTCGACCAGTTTTCAAACATGTTTCTTACGAGATAGTCTTCGTCATTCATTACCGTCACTGACCAATCAGCAAAAGTACGGTCACCAGCTAACTTAACTTGACGACCGAAATAAGGTACCGGAACAGAATCGATAGTAGCTGCTGGAACCTCTGATGCGCGAC